TTGCAATGTATCTCTTTCACTCGTGAGAGTATTAAGAGTATTATTGTACTGTTCAAGTTGTTTTTGATATAATTCAGGTGACGCATAATATCCATGTTTATCGGCAAGGTCAATATATTTGTCAAGCATAGCAACTACATGAGAAATAGAAGATGAGATATCCTCAAATTGAGACACTACATTATCAAATTTAGTCTTTTGTAATTCCTTTAGATTTTGATTGAGGTCTCTGATTTTATCATTGCAATCCTGTGCTTTGTCGTAGAAATCTTGAAACTTATCAATTTGGTCTTGTAGATTTTCATCATCAACAGTGATAACATCCATTTCACCGTTTTTAATAAGGTCTTCGTAATATCCGTCCAAGCCAACAGAATTGGCTAAGTCCATATATCTCTGATATGCTTGTTGTTGTAATGCAATCTCATCGGAAACAGATGACAATTCATCTACTAGTGCCGAATTACGATCACCCCAAGAGGTGTACGTATCAGATACGGCGGTATCAAGATTTGAGATTGCACTTTCAAGCTTCTTAATTTTTCTCTCAATCAGGTCATAATCTTTCGGATTCGTAGTAGAAGATGAGTCCGAACCTGAACCAGATGAAGATGAAGAATCACTACCTAAGTCATCCCAATCAAGACCACCTACGGAAGATTCAATCTTATCATAAGCTGCACCTTGTAAATCACTAACAGCCTGATTTGCGACTTTGATAGCAGCTTGAATTTTATTTTTGACATTATTATAAGCGCCTATTGCCGGTGCATTGCTTTTATTTTCTTCATCAGAAAGATTATGGTCATAAGAATGCGAATCATCTTGACCACCGACAAATGTGTAACCACTACCATCAGCATTCTCCATAATCGAACCAAATGCTCCAAATGTTTCAGAAATACCATCAAAATATTCTGCCCACATTGCATTTAATTGATTAATCAGATTAGCCGTAATTTGAGCTTTCGCCTGTTCCATAGAAGTCCAGTTACTAACATCATTTCCATAGACAGTAGCAAGAGCATTAGCCAAATCTGGATAAGCTGTTCTTAATGAGTCAATAAAATCCTTATTGGTTTCATTTTCAGCAATAATATGTCTGATAAAATTTTCTTTATCATTTCCATATATTTCAGCCAATTCATTATACAATTCAGGATATGTCTGCTTAATAAATGAAAGGAATTTATCACAAGTTTCTTCTTCAGCAACAATACTGTTGATATAGCTTTCTTTAGCCTGTTCCATTAAAGTATTAGATTTATTTACAAAATTCTGTATTTCAGCCAATACTTCTGGATAACCAGTTTTGAGAGATGAGAAAAATTCTTCATCAGCCTGCACTTTTTTTAATACAGCGTTAACGTATTGAGTTTTATCATCATTATATACATTCTCTAATTGTGCAAACAGTTCTTGCTCATTAATAATACCAGCCACATATTCAGACAGAGCTTCTTTTGCTTCTGGATATTGCTTGATAATACTTTGCATTGAAGATACGCCGATTTTTCCTGTTTCGGACATTTCTTTTTGGACTGTCTTTAAAAGGTCAGCTTCGGATTGTAAATCGGCTAGAGTGGCTTTAGAAGTTCCTTTGTCGTCTGATTCGGTGAGTTGTGATGTGAGGTCGAGTGTTTTTGAAAAGTCCTCTTGACCCAACAATGCGTCTACTTTATCAAGTTCATTCTCCAGAGGAATGCTGTAATAGCCTTCAAACTCAGGAACAGTCGATAAATAATTATTGATCGCATCTGTAATCTCCTTTTCGTTTCCAATAAATTGTTTACTTGCAACTGCTGTATCAATCAGCTCTTGCTTAAATGTGTTAAAGTCTTCTTCTGTCTTAGGTAATTCATTACCCTGTAAAGCTGTCAACGTCGTCTGTTGTGCTAAATTTTCATTCAAGTTATCAATTTCAGAATCATAAGATTCCGCTGCTTCTTTTACTGTATTATACCTCTCGTATAATTCCTTAAATAAGTCGTTCTGAGATAATTCTTCTTGCGTGAATTTATTTGAATCTCTCAATGCTTCAAGTGCATTTTTGATAGTTTTATAATTTTCTAATACCCCTTGTTCGCTTGCATCTCCAGATAAAAACCATTCACCACCAACATCTGTATGAGTACCACTACTGATAATGCCAGCATCTTCCAAAACTTGCCATGCCTTACCTGCTTCTTCTCCCATAGCAACAATAGATTTTTTCCAATTGTCACTACCAAAAGCATCTTTACCAGCTTTTATAAGTTCTTCCCTCGCTGTATCAACACCAGCAATCAAATCAATCTGTTGGTCTTTTAATGAATCAATGCTCGCTTGTTTAATGGCATTTGATAAAGAACCATATTTCGCAATCAAATCATCAATGCTTTCTCCTTCAAGTCCAAGTTTCTTTAATAACTCTGTCTGAGTAGTCATTAAATCTTCTTTTGCACTTGCGTCTGTTTTTACTGCATCCGATAACTGGATGTATTTGTTTGCTAATGTAGCAATCTCATCGCCTAATGTATTAGCCGTGTCTGCTGCTTCTTTAGCTTTTTGTCGTGCTTCCTCTACAGCTTGATTATGCTTAGATACTGCGGATGTTACAGCACTAACCCCAAGACTTATACCCATAAGTACAATTCCTACTGGATTGCTAAGAAATACACTCTTTAATGTAGCACCAAGTCCTGTCATAGCTGCTTTAAGTGAAAATGTGCTTGCTGTACTAGCTGTATTAGCTGCGGTCTGTGCATTTGTCGCTTGCGTCAGATTCATTTCAGCAAGTTTCTGCAATGCCATCTCTTTTGTCATGCCTTGCATCTGTAAAATACGCACTCTGTCAGCCTGAGTAAGTGTGTTTGTGGCTAATACATTTCGCAACTGCTCTGTTGTCAATGTACTTGTTGCCTGTGCAATACTCTTTAATGCCTGGAATCTGGCAGATAAGTTACCATTCGGAACATTACTTGCCATCTGTAAGGCTTTTCCATACTGTTCTACTTGTTTTGTAGCTGTAATGAGTGCCATTGTGCCTGTTGTAAGGAATTTTCCAATACCAAGTGCAATTACACCTTTTAGCGTACCTTCTACAATTCCCCAGTTATTAGCAAATTCCAAAACTGCCGAACCTAAGTTAGCAAGGTCACGTACTGTATTACCATTGATAATACTCTGATATGTCTCTGTAAGAGTGTTGGAAAATCTCTGACACGCTGCGTCAGCACTGGTCATCCAAGTTTGATACTCTTCTGTTGCACTTCCTGCACTATTGATTGCATCTTCATAAGCTGATGCAGATTCCTTCATACCAGATAATAGCGCTGCGCCCGCTGCCGAGCGGCTCTTGCCGAACATTGTTTCAAGAACATTTGCACGTGAGGTATCATCCAACTTATCCATAACTTGTGAAATCTCGTATAACTGGTCATAATAAGATTTGAATGTATGCTCATCTTCCATAATATCAACACCTGTTAATGCCATGAGTTTTTCACGTAAGTTACTTGTGGCTGTTGCTAAATCGTCAACTTCTTCGCCCATTTCCTGCAACTCTTCAATAGCATCTGTATCACCAGATGAAGCTCTCATTCTTAATGAACCGATCTTTGCTGTATTACCAAGATATGATGGATCATTATAGTATTTATTAGCTGTTGCAAACATTGTAGCAGCTTGTTCAATACTCATATGTGCTTCTGTCAATGTACCAGCACTTAATCTGATACTTTCAGCTAATCCATCCGCATCAATACTGTACTTATTTGACATATTATTGATGAGGTCTGTATAGGCTTCAAGCTTCTTGTCCATCTGGTCATTTCCATAACCGCCAATTTCATCAAATGAAGCAATAGAGGTTTTAATTGAACCGATTGCCGTATCAATGTCTACATCTCCAACGTTTGATAAGATGTTCGCCCACTTCGCCCCAAGTTCTGCATCGTCTAAATCCCAACCAAGTTTTTTAAACTCTGTCACAGCATCAATTAATGAACCAACTTTTACATTAAGTTCTTGTGCCTTACTAAGTGATTTATCAAAATATTTATATAGTGCGTCTCTATCTCCGATTTCATCTGTTACCTTTTGAAGGTTTACAAGACTATCATCTAATGTCTTTGCTTCTGTGGCTGCATTCCTAACTTGATTAGAAAGTGCATAAATCATACTTGCACCACTAAAGAATTTTGCGTAACTTTCAATGGATTTCTTAAATTTTGAACCCCATGTTAATCCTGCATTATTCGTTGCTACAAGCTCCGTCTTAAATGCCGATAATTCACCTCTAAGAGTTTTTAATTCACCTGTACTCTTTGCTACATTAGCAGAATTAAGCAACTGATTGTATTTAGCGGTCATTTCTCGATCACTGAAAAGTTTGTTATTATTCCTTCCCAAAATCTTAATCTGATTCACTAACTGCTGCTTGCTTGTGTCGAAATTCAGATGAACCTTATTACTATTTGCAACCCTCTGTGCATTGTTTATTGCCTGTCTGGTTGCTGTCTGCACACCTTTTGTATTTACATTCGGTGTGATATTAAAGGTCATATTATTTAATCCCTTTAACTGTGACTTAATGGCTTTCCTTGTCTTAGGCATATCAAGATTACCAATCAGCTTGACGTACATATCGCCAAGACTTTTTGCGTCTGACTTAATCTGTTGCTTGCTTTTCGTTTTGCTAAGACCAGCAACAAGATTTACAATAAAGTCATTTACTGCCATAAATCTTTTTCCTCCTTTTTGAATTTTTCTTATTGACAATTCCATTTCTCTTGTTATATAATCAAAATGGTTTATTTTACACATTTTCACGCATAAAAAATAAAAAGGTTAGAGATAAACACTCTCGCATAATTGAATCTTTTGATTGAATCATCATAGAAAAATAGAATTGATATTTATATAAACGCATAGATGCGTAAATATCGAAGGATTACTTTTTCTGGTCTAAGTATCTTCTTACTTTGGTTTCCACTTCATCTGTCACAAGCAGTTTCCCATGCAAGAAATTACTAAGCTTTGAACCATTCATACCTAGTTCGTCTGCAACAAAGGATTTCCTCAATCCATTCTTTTTAATGTAGTCGTTTAATTCTTGTTGTAAACTCACATAATTCTCCTTTCTGCCAACAAAAATTTTTGGCATAATAAAAAGGTCAAACAGCTAGTATGATGGAACTGCCTGACCTCTTTATGGGGTGTCATATAAACTGTTTTTCGTGTGCCAATATCATTTGTTATTGTTTTGAATACGATACTATTTTTATGAAATGCACAAGCTGTTTGAGGACTTATGCATCCATGAAGAAGCACACTCATAACTTGTCGGTGTCAAACTCACCTTCAAGCCCAATTTATATGTCTTTCCATATATATGTGAAAATAATTACTTCAAGAAAACCCTTATTTTAAGCCATTTGCAGGACTTCAACTTGCGAAAATATGTTCGGTTTTACGAAAACTAACACGAACTATCGTCTATTACACTTATCACAGTTACCAGTACCATTCCCCATCTGCTTTGCATAGAACATTCTGCCACATGAGGAACATCTTTTAACCGCTTTATATTTCATGTAAACACGCTCATTATCCTTTTTCAGAATCTGCACTTTATTCTTCTTACTGTCAATGATAAATATGTTTACTTCCTGTCCTTCCTTGTATTTACTATTAGAAGTGAATGGGTACTCTCGCCGTTTATCCTCAATAAAAACTTTTCCCGACTTACTTCTTGTATCATATGATTTTATGATACCCTTTTTTATGTCCTTTTCCTTCGGCTGTTCCAATACATCAAACTCACCAAATGCAGCTACAAATATCTGTTCCCATAGATTTTCAAAATCTGTGATTATAAGAGCAACTTCTTCATTCTCTGCATTATCTCTGTCAACACAAAAGGTCATACGATAATACATATTTACTTCTATCTCTCTAGGAACTGCCACTTTCGGCAATACCTTTTCAAAATATCCATCGTCCTGTAATTTCTTATAATCTTGAATCATAGCTTTGCTGTCACTTCTGCCCTCAACTTCAACAATCGGATTATATTCAAGCAATCGTTCCAGAATATACACCGCATAATCCCTATGATTATAATATCTGTTCTGATCCGCTTTCTGCCATGCCAATAATAGACAAGCCAATCTTACTATCCTACGACCATCTTTATCATTGGTGCGATACTTCTTACTGATTTCCTTTATCTTCTGAATCTCACTCTTGTATATCACAATCGGCTTGTCATTAAAAAATACCTCACAATCACGCTCTTGTTTTGTGTCGTTCAAATACTCTTTGATGAAGTTTACCAGTGCTTCACTTTTCTTAGGGTTTCCGTCTTTATCATAAGAATCGGCTTCATATAGATTTTTGAAAATCTTTTTACTCTTACTATCCTTATTTTCCTTTTCATCTGCAACATACTCTTCATTGGTGTATAAGCAAAGTCGCTCCATAATTTCATCTTTTCTGGTCTTGAAAACCTCTTCAATATCATCAATCGTCCAATCTTTCTTGCCTGTCATTTTGACAATATCATATTTTATCATCTTCTCTATTGTACGAGGCTTATATGTAGGTATTTTGCGGATATATTCATACTCTCTGGCATTGATTTTGTCATTAAGTATTTTATCCAATAGTTGTTTATCCGTAATATTTAAGGCTCTCTTTATATGTGCAAAATGCAGCAGTATTTGCTTTTTCTGATCTTCCTCTGATAAGCTGTCGTAATTCTCAATAACATCATGGATTACAGCAAGGTTGTCCTTGCCATAATCAAATGTTTTCATTATGCTTCTACATTTATATTCGTCTGAAAAATCAGCACATAGTATATTACTTCTAATCATCTTCTTCCTCCTCAATGTTTCTATCTTCTTCCCAGAATACAATGTCTTTTCCAAGAATTGTTATCGGCTCATTGTCTGTATATTTCTTTGCTTCTGAAGGTACAGCAAAATCAATTTTCTTCTTGCTATAAGGAATAACATCTAAAATATCATCCCCCATAACCTTCCAGATAAAATTATTGATACTGGTGTACTTGCTCTTTGGATATTCCTTTAATACAGTTACCAGCATATTAAAGATTTCAGCAAATCCAACCTTTAATTCTGTGAGTAATTCCTTCCTTGTGTCGAATATCAAGGCATCTAATTTACTAACTGTAAAAGTCTGCGTCTTTTCTTCTGTACTCTTGTGATTCTTTTTGCTGTAAATCTTCATCAGTTCCGACACAAACTTTTCATAGGTGGACTTGATAAACTTCTTTTCGGATGGTGTGACCTTTACTTCCTTTGCATAACTCATAAGGATATAGCTGTCTGCACTCTTCCATTTTTCCTTCATAGTCTTATCAAGTTCTTCCTCAAAGATTTCCAGTTTCCAACAAATCTTATTCATAAGGCAGTCTGTAAGAAGTAAAGGGCAGTTATCCTTGTAATAATTCCAGAAGTATTTTTCGTCCTCTGTTACTAATTTTCTCTTACCATGCATTACATCCTTTACAAATGTATCAATGGATTCAAAGGTGTACATCTTGCAAATATCCCTCATTCTGGACTGATACTTTGTGTACTTATCCTTGTAATTACTCTTAACATTGATGAAAAAGTATGGTAAATAGTTCGGAATATACTTGTTACTCTCTTGAAGTCTCTCTGCATACTTTTCTTTTTCTTTCTGTGTGAATCTTCTGATTTCATCTTTCTGCTCTTTCCAATTAGCAATCTTAAATTCTTGTGACAGCTTCGGTTTTACACCTGTCTTTGTAGAATCAATCTCTTCTCCGATTAAGAATCTATCCTTCTTAATGGTCTTGAATAATTCAAGCTGTCCAACGCTGCAATCATACTCTGGATAGTTCAGATCAGTATGGTGTAGATATTCTGGATGCTTTACAACCTTATTTCCATTTTCGTCTACTGTGATTTCCGCTTTTTCTTCATCAACCGGGAATAATGGCATCATAGCAAATAGACTTGTACTCATATTTGAATATACACCTACCTTATTACCAAATCCCTGTTTATCTGATTCTGTGGCTTCTGTAATGTCATATTTTTTCGGTGTCATGTTATCTACACCTTTTTCATAGGTTGTAGGGTAAACATCCCAAGCATTATTAATATAAACCTTTGAATCAAATGTACATACCATGTCACTATCAAAATCACTATCACTGTGTTTTACTGTAGATAAATCATGTAGGCTATAGATAATTCCGCTATTGATATACTTATAATATCTCTCCATTTCGTCATAGATTTCTGGTGTAATACCAAGCCTATACACATTATCCTTGTTACAAACATCCAAAATATTATGTTCGGCAATATCGGTCATTGGAGAACGGCAAGCATCAATTTTTTCAACTCTCTTTTTCATCCAATACTTGCTATATACTGCATTAGGTGGAATAAGACCAATTCCATTCGCTTCAATATCTCTTGCAACCTGTGTTGCTCTATGCTTATGTGAATCGGATATATCCCCTTTTTCATCCATCCAGTAATACCAATTAAAAGCCCACTGACATAATCCATACGGATCACTAATCATAAATTCATAGTTGCTGTTTCCATCTGGATATAACTTTCCTGCTTTGGCACGATTGAGATAACTTTTAATGATTTTCTGAATCTGACCGCCCACATACTTATCTTTTATCAAATCGGGATTCTTTAATAGTGCTTTGTTCAATGTGGTTGTTTTCAGCTTTTCTTCTGCATCTACATCCTCATTATCTGCCCCATTATCTTCCTCACAATCAATGTCTGACTCTTCATCGTCCATATCTTCTTCATCTTCTGTGTCCGACAAATCTTTTATATCTTTTGTAAGTGCATATAAAATGTATTCTGGCTTACCTTCGGCAAGTAATCTTAAATACTTCTCTGTAGGCACAATCAGCTTGTCAATATCTTCATCTTCACGAACATTACTTGTCGTTGTGAGCTGGTAGTTTTGACGCACACAATCTTTTTCATCCTTTGGATTAGGTGCAACTCTCTGTACTCCCCATATAGCTTCTGGATTACTATTGTAAAGGTCAAAATTGCAGCCCATACCATCAGATTTATACAGTTTCTTATGTTTCCATTGTGATTCTGTCAGAATAACATCTACATCTTCAATCGGGATATACTCTATTTCATCCTCACTCATGCCTTTGTATCTTACATCTACAATGGTTTTAAATCCTTTTGCCCTGGCATATTCCATAATCGGGAATGTTACAAGCAATCCTTTTACACCAATGCTTCTAGCATTAAAAGCAGATGGGATATAGTTAATATGCAAATCTTTCGCCCATTTCTCCGCAAATGTCGGTGTAATCAATCCCATTCCATCAAATGAATTGAGATATGCTGTATGAATAATATTTCCATTTTCATCTTCTTCCCACTTTGTTTCAAAGAATGGTCTTGTATCAATGTCATAAGTGAAACTATCTGAATCTTCATCCTTATTTTTCTTCACAAAGTAGACCAAATGATTTTTATTGTTCTTATCCTTAAAGGTTATATATTCAAAATCGGGAATAACCACAACTCTAGGCTTTCTAACAAATATACAGCCTGTTGTAGTAAGTCCCTCATATGCTCCAAATTTAGAAGGTGGTAATATCTCAGATGTTTTTACATCAATCTGGAAGCCTACTCTGATTTTCGGCAACACCTTATCAAGAATATCTTCCTGTATGAATAAAACTGTGTTCTGTTTCAGATTTCCACTACTAGCACTTCTTCTGATATACTTTTTGCCATTGTAATAAAATCCTTTTTTTGAAAACTTGTCATAGCCTGTCTTATTCGTTTCAACGCTGATAACATATGGGAAAAATAAAAACTTCTCCATGTCCATTATCTTGTCATTGATAGCATTGATCTTACCCTCTGTCGGATGCTCATTTGCTTTTCGTTTCAACTTCTTAATCTCTTTTCGCATCTCTTTTAATTTCAGATATGCTCTATATTGCTGTTCATTCGGTGTAATATCTTCCCCATTTTCGTCTATGGTTGTTTCAGGACTTACAACCTCTCTGATTTTTTGAAAAAGAATGTTATCACCAATAGTAACAAGTCCGCTATCTCCATATGATTTAGTCAGCCAATCAATCAACGGAATTTCTGGAATACTATAAAATTCAATCTCTCCACTACCCTTTTCTTTCTTTTCATGCTCTCTGTTAGATGCATTGATTATCATTCTTGAACTCAATTTCAATATTTTATATTGAACTGGTACAAATCCTTCCTCTTTCTGTTTCATATAAATTTCTCCAATCATACTAATTTTTTATTATGCCAACTACAGAACGTGCTTTATCAATGGAGATGTTTGAACTCTCTACAAATAAATACACCTTCTACTTAATATATTCTCCGCTTAGGAAGAAACTTTTTTGATTTCTTCGTGTTCCATATTCAGTTATCATCATTACTTTTGAATACTGCGTGAATAACGCTTGAAAAGCCATTACATAAGCTATGAAAACTCATGCAACGACTATTGAAAATGCTTGATAAGAAATACTGGTTTCATTGGATATTTCAAAATAAAATGTTGCCTATGTAGGGAAGATATTGAAGATCACTTTTTCAAAAATTGCAAAATCACTTCACAATCTGCATAAAACTAGGCTTATTGCTCATTTTTGCGATTTCACCTGTCTGATTATCAATCAGCAGACCATTTTTTCTGTCCATCGTGTAAGTGCCAATTCCATTATCTTCACAAAACTTTTCTGCAAAGCTAACACCACTCTGCTGTTTGTACATTGCACTCATGCAACTCATGTAGAATACTGTAAATTCTCTCAAATCTTTATTCATGTAATCCCACATCAAATCGAATACACCATCACGACCAACCGCATTGTCAAGACCTTTTTCCTTCAGAACATCCATCGTGAAGAAATAATCCTTACAGCCCCACTTATCGCCATCATATTCCTTATCAATCGGGAATATCTTAATCAAATTTTTCAGCTTAATACGACCTATAATACCGAATAAAGCATCTATCAGATTAAATCCATTCTTCTTGACTGCAAATGGTGTATTGTAGCTTGAATCTAATCTCTGATTTTCTCTCTCAATATCTGCAACGCATTTTATATACTTCACACCGCATAAAGCAACCTTCATCAATTCATCCTGCGACCAATCATCTATACTCTTGTACTTTTGGAACATACTGCTAACCATGTTGTGATACTGTCTGTTCCATATATCATGTAACTTGATTGTTCTTGTAAGTCTGTTCAGTTCGGCTGTGTGTTTATTTCCTGTTGTTACTGTGAATTTATTACTCATAAGCAAATCTCCTCTATTTTATAACCAGCTTTCAGATATTCTAGATGTATCAATCCTTCTATCTCTTTAACTTTTGCTTCTGAAACTGAATCCATTAAAATATCTCCATCTTTCATTTCAGTAAGTTCAGCATCACCGATTATATCTGACATTTTCAATGTAAGTTCTCTTATCTTTGATGTATTAAGTTTCTTCTTTTTAGTATCTGTAAAATTAACAATCGTACCCATAATATATATTCTCCTCCACTTATGACTTAATCAACCATTTTTAAAGCATTTTCTTTTTTTCACGCAATTTGTATCAAATATTTCAATGCTTGTCGGTATTGAACATTTATCTTTTTCCGAATCCATTAACTGTACTTTTTCACAACTAATATGTTTTATCTTGCGATAATCACATACTATTTCCGCTTCATCCCTGTTATTAAAATATGCAATAATATCTTTTTTCTTTAATTGTCCTGTGAACACATAACAATCACCATTTGAAAATCTCTTTGCAAACCATATAGCAGTATTTTTATCTGTAGTCCATGACAAACCTTTATAATCATTTTCTTTCACTCCACGATAAATAGTTATCACAGAATCGTCCGACAGCTTATCAATATCATCTGGTAGAACTAATGATTTTTCAGCCATTTTCATAAATTTAATCATCTTAGTTTTTGCCATACCACAATCATAAAATCTCTCTTGCATAGTCCAGATAGAATATAATGTGTCCGCACATTCTTGATCTGTTATCACATTGTATTTATGCAGGAAGTTCAGAAAGTCAAATCTATTACCCTTATTGATTACATTCAAATATGAAAATATTGTTTTTGTGCTGTTCAATTTACTTAATTTTTCTAATTGATATTGTTTATATGTATCATCACAAAATATACTTCCTTTTGTGTAACTTAATGAATCAATATATATTTTTGTATATTCTTTAATAGTTTCAATATCCATGCAATATCTCCTATTCTAATCCGAAAATTTTAAGTCGCTTATAACGACTTAGCACCAAATGGCTCTATGTGAAACAGTTTCATTTACGCAATCTTCTTATTCCTTGCACCATAAACCAATGCATCCGCTTTTCCTTCCACACAATCAGCAGTTACAACAACTTTCTTTGCATTACTCATATCTGGAACATCAAACATTATCTTTTTCATAGCGGATTCTATGATACTTCTAAGACCTCTCGCACCTGTTTTCTTCTTAATAGCCATTTCAGCAATCTTTCTCAATGCTTCATCCTCAAATTCCAGCTTTACGCCATCCATAGAAAGTAATTCTTGATACTGCTTTGTAATAGCATTTTTAGGCTCTGTGAGAATATGCACCAAATCTTCCTCTGACAACGGATTGAGTACAGTTATAATAGGAAGTCTGCCTATAAGTTCTGGCATAAGACCATACTTAACAAGATCGTGCTGCTCAACCTTTGACAAATCGGTAACTGATTCATTTTTATTGACAACATTAGCACCAAATCCAATGCTATTATGTGTCTCTTCCTTGCCAATAATCTTATCAATGCCATCAAATGCACCACCACAAATGAAAAGTATGTTTGATGTATCAATTTTTATTGTTTCAGCTTGCGGATGTTTCCTACTTCCTGTAACTGGTACTTCTGAAATAGTACCTTCAATGATTTTAAGTAATGCCTGTTGTACTCCCTCTCCAGATACATCACGAGTAATTGACATATTCTCGCCCTTACGACTAATTTTGTCTATCTCATCAATATAGATAATTCCTCTTTGTGCTGATTCAATGTCATAATTCGCATTCTGTAAAAGTGTGCGTAACATAGTTTCAACATCTTCGCCAACATATCCAGCCTCAGTTAAACAGGTAGCGTCAGCAATAGCGAATGGCACACCTAAGAATTTAGCTAAACTTTGGGCAATCAGTGTCTTACCGCTCCCGGTTGAACCAATCATTAAAATATTGGATTTCTGTATCTCAACATCAGATTTTTTATTCTGTTTCAATCTCTTATAATGATTGTAGACTGCAACTGCAAGTGTTCTCTTTGCTTCATCCTGTCCAATCACATACTGATCCAAATGTGCTTTAATCTGTGAAGGTGTAGCCAACTGCATATTATTTGTGATAGATTCCTCTTCCTCATCATTGAGTAAATCACTTGCTATACTGATACAGCTATCGCAAATGTAACCATACTCACCTTTGATTAACTTATTTACTTCATTTACGGATTTACCGCACATATAACAAAACTGATTATTTTTCGCCATTTATAAAATCTCCTTTACACTTTTTCCTTTTGTTTCTTTTTCTGTTCCTTTTTACGTTTACGCTCATCATGTTCCCAAGTTCTACCAGCAGATTTTGCCATTTCTGGATTATCAAAAATATAATTCATATGACGCACAAATGGATTACTCTCTTTCTTCTTTGAATTAATTTTTACTAATACAGAATTTGTATCTTTAAATATTTTCAAAATAATCACACTAATAGTTCCAGAATAACTACATGTATAATATTTTTTCCCGATAACAATTTTATTTATTTCTACAGGAATTGGTTTTTTATATCCCATTATTAAATTCTCCTTTACCTATTAATACTTGTACATATCTGCATACGCTTGTTGCCTTTTCTATTCAATTTCAGATTCCATGTCCTGATATAGTTCATACTGTTCACTCGGAGGAATGTCTGAATTGTCAATCTGTTCCAATAATTTATAAAATTTTTCATATGCTTTTTCTATTGTTATCATAATATCTGTTTTCCTTTTACTCATACACAATTACTTCTACAGGTGTACACTCCTTCATAAGTTCATCCCATGTAACTTCAACAAATTTACCACCCTTATAGTCATAATTAGCTTCATCCAAATAGACAAAAATGCAGCAGTTTTTTACACTTTCATCAATAATTTTCCCATCAATCGGAGTACATAGCTTATATGCTTTTTCCCATTTCATAGAACTTATTACTTCAAAGCTATGTGTTGTAACCCATATACCAAAAGGAACATCCAATAATCCGTTGTAATCTTTATCTGTATTGGAAAACGTTTTACCTACTCTGTAATATTTTTTCTCTTTAATTGTCTTACTCATATATATAATTCTCCTTCCATCAAGTGAAAAATTGTAAACTTATTATTCCGGTAAATAGTGAGTTCTTATTTCGGATGCCGCTAGGCAGCCGACATACTCTCTCTTTATCGAAAAGAATAATCAGTTTAACTCATATTTTGAACCATCTAAGGTACGCTCAAATTAAGTTTCTATTAGATATATTCTCCGATTCATGCGCTTTCTTTGCTATCTTTCTTTGGCGCAGGCTTTTCACTTAGCGGAACAGCAATCTTTGATTGCGTTGTGTAGCTTAGTAGAAAAGGTTGGTTTCAAAGAAAGTAGGACACTATTTTATCTTTGGGGGTCAGATTCACAAAAATGACATTATATACATAAATGTGGATTTGCCCCCACAGTTTTCTTCTTGGTCTTGTCAGCTCGAATCTCCAACAGCAGATCTATCCTCTAAAATCCAGTACCTTTTATCTCTGTTTGGATTTGGTAAACCATTATCAAGAACTCTTCTCTTGTCAACATAAGATTTATCGTTTATGTCTGCACTGTAGAATCTGCTCTTATACAAATTTTTGTAATTATCTTCCAATGCACCATTAAATGTATTGATTCCCTTATATCTCAACTTTAATCCGATTGTTTCAAATTCTTCTTTGATATACTGTTGGTCTTCTACATATAATCTTTTTCCTTCTATGGATTTTAGAAACAGAATAAATTTATCCATTTTCTCAACATTGCATACCATTTCTTCTGCATTACTGGTCAGAGATTCTTCCAGAATATCTTCTAAATATCCTTTATGCCCTAACTCTTTCATGCTGGTAAACATATCGTAGTCTTGACTGTATTTTCTAAATTTACATTCATTGACTTTAATCTGACCGTAGATGTTTTTCTTTTTGAACAGATTGTAAAATATCTTATTTTTATTCAGTTTTTCTCTCTGCTTACCATCACCGTATTTCTTGTAAAAATCCTCATAATCGGATTTATACAGTTTAACCGGTTCTAAGTGATAGTTGATCCTGTTAATGAATCCTTGTAATCCTTTTTTCTGATACAATCTAATATAGAAGTAACAAGTATCATCTTTTGCAAGACTTCTTTTTCTTCCTAATGACTGTATCATTGTGTCCACATCTACAATCTCCGTGAATATGTGCTTGATTTTCCTATCCTTCAGATCAACACCATTATCCAATACAGAAGTTGTGAACAAAATCCTCTTATCAAATGTTATGAGATCGTCAGCATATGTTTTTATACAAGCTGGATCTTCAATAATCTTTCCGTTTGAATCTTCTTTCCAACCACACAAATCTCTTAATCGTTTTTTCTTTGTATTTCTGGAACAATAGTAATCAGCTTTATCTCCGTAAATTTTGCTCATTTCAAGTATTCTGTCACCAGAATTACAAAATACAATAATCTTGCTGTCAGTTTCATTATTCAAAACATCATCTATAATTCCCGGAAGTTCTTCACTCTGATAGTAAAATAACTTCGACACATAGGAATAATCCTTGTCCAATCTGTAACTGTTCTTCTTTTTTACTTTGTTTGTATCTCTCAGATACTTAAAAAATGATTTTGCCGTTGCACTAACAAATACTACAACCGATTCCTTCTGCTTCATTACATAATTATAGGCAACATCCGTATAATCATTAAATCCTGCATCTGTTGTAAAATAGTGGCATTCATCAGCAATAATATAGTCATAGTGAGGTATTTTATCCCCTTGCTGTATTTTCTTCTGAAAAGCCTGGTATGTAGTCACATATATAGTTGCTTGTAACTTTTCATCCTTCACTTGTCTATATGTCTGATTTCTCAACTTACTTCTATTACAAAGATATAAAATTCTTCTCTTCTTTGTAGCTGCATACTTTCCTAATCTTCTGATACAAAAATATGTCTTTCCGCAAGCTGTACCACAATCTAAAATCACAAATTCATTGTGCCATCTTTTATAATCTTCCCCTATAAGGTCAGATACCCATATTTTTTGCTTGCCATTTGCCATACACTTCACACTCGCTTTCGATATTTCATCATAGTGTTATGAAGTTCTGGCGAATCCTCAAAGAAGAAAACCTTTAACTTATCATCTTTTTCCGAATCCTCAACTTTTAAAATCTTAAATCCGTTGTTACATAGCCAGTTCGTCATTGCTAACGATCTGACTATGTACATTTCTGTCCTATTAGTTCCTTTATAAATAACTCATTCCTCCAATCTTATTCCAAAATAAATTTTTTCAGACCATCAACACCAATATCATTGAAAGCAATCTCCAATAGATCATTCTCTGTCAGTTCGCCATCGCCTACCAAATCCTGTAAGATAAACTCTCCATCGTCCACTTCTTTTTCAAGTATATCTGCATTCAGATCTTCATACTTTTTGTAGTATATCTCCGAAAAAGCAATTCTGATTTCCTCTAGGATTGGCATATTGTAAAATTTATGTATATGTAACTCGTCCAGAATATTTGATACATTATATTCTGTAAAAGCATACAGTTCACTCTTTGGATTAAATACCTCTGATTCAATAAAGGTTCTATCCTCGTTAATAAGCCATTTACTGTCTTTGGTTCTGAATCTATTTATGGTATCAAATACAACATCCTTGCACCACTCGGCATACTGTGGATATTTCAGAATGCTCTTATATTTATTGAGCTTGTCTTTCCATAGCTGTTCCTTCTGCTTTTCTTCATTGATTCTGTCGTTCAGCCATTTTTCTACTTCATCCAATGTCATATAAACTGGCTGTTTCTTATCATCTAATTGTGATGCTACCTTGTCTGTATATGTGCCTTTGACAAAGAATCTTTCATTTGCACCTTTTAATTTATAGCCATGCTTACCTAACTTTTGTCTTAATATGATTTCTCTCTGTTCCATATAAATGTACCTCTTTTTCAATTTAATGTAGGCACACCACCAATAATAGGTAATGTGCCTGTGATTCCGTCAAATATGTAATCAGCATCTTCACTGATATTTAAAGGAGTTATTATGTGCTTCTAAATCAAGTGATTTAGTGTAACCAATCTCATTCATTGGTAGACTTGCTACTCTCACCGCAAATATATCTCTGTTGCTTATATATTCTCCACTCGGAGATTGATTTTTACTGATTAAATTTAGATGTAATCTTTTCACATAAAGATTCCAAACAAGCAAATATGAATAACCATAACGGAAAACTCATAATAGAACCTATGATTATTATAAGAATTGATTTTGCAAATCCCATCTGCTCAACAAAATCCTTATATTCCATAATTGTTGTCATAATAAATGCAAACAGATAACAGCCCCAAAATTCTTTCTTCTTAATGGCTTTCTTAATCATTCTGATCCTCCACAATCAAAGTTGCGTCCTCTACAACAACACTTCCATCATCATTGACTGTGAGTAATGGCTTGACATTTACTGCCTGACTTCCTTTTGAATTTTCTATCACATCAAACTCAACAACATCATTCTGATTTAATGTCTTTCGACCTTCCATCAAAATGCCTGTGTAATGCACAAAGACATTTTTTCCATCTTCGCAAGTAATAAATCCCCATCCCTTTGTATTACTAAAAAATTTTACTGTACCTTTCATTTCTTGTTTCCTCCATTGTTTTATAATTATTTTTTATATTAAGGTAGGAATAAGCATTTTCGCTTGTAATTTCCTTTATCAATCAAACTGACTGACCTCTGTTATATTGTTCTCTCTTTATGCTGATAATCTTTCGCTAAAATCTTCATACAACTGTTTTGTGGCAGTTTCCATATCCACACCATCACTAAGCTGCAATGTCACATCTATATCGTCATAGCAGTAACAACTTGCTTTTCCGATCGCAATATGCAGTTTATTTTCTGCAATTTTTTCATACGAAAAATCAATCGTATCGGCAAATATGCCCGAATTGACATAGAACTCCAAATCTTCCTTGAATTTTTCATCAGATATTTGTTCTTTTATACCTTCATCATGATTCACTACTGCACTTGTAACTGATACAAGATTGTCTGTGATAGCTTTTAATAATCTGTTTGCATTTGTTTTCCTCATAATGTATATTCTCCTTAATAAATCAGATTGATTGTTACCTGTGTTCCATCTGCCATTGTAATGTTAATATCAAGCACATTATCTGGATTATCTGCATTGACACAACCATCAACATCTGCAATTTCCTCTGTACTTAATGTTGTGGATGCAATAATATTTTCTCCATCTGCATACAGCAGAGATAAAATATCGCATTCTTCATCATTATTTGCTTTGACATATTCCATGCGATTAAAATAATTGCTTGTGCCACATAGACCAACCATAACTTCTACATTGCCGACAAATGCGTTAATATCGGCTAACTGAATGAGCTTTTCTACACACATTCCATTTACGATACCATTCTTTAGAATCTGTCTCGCTTCCTGTGATTTATCTGCTTTCTTCATCTGTATTACTTTTGATTTTCCCATATAGCAAAGTCCTTTCTTTGGTTCGTGAGGGTGGATTTCCACCACCCACACTATATTGTTCTCTGTTTTACTTGCTGATTCTTCTTGCTTTTAGTGCCTCTAATGCTGATAAGCCTTTTGTCTTTGGTGGAATTGCAACTGGTTCTGCTTTCTGTCCAAAAATATCCAATGATTTTGCAGTTCGCACTTCTGTTAATGCCTTCATAGAGTTTTGAACATTCACAGCCTCTTTCTCAATAGATTCTGTCATTGTATCTACTCTACTGTATGGCATTGTCAGACCACTAAGGATAATCACATTTTCCTCTGATTCTGACAGATAACCATGAAATTCTGTTGGTGCTGTTCCTACCTCTTTACGCAACTGAATAATATCAATCTTACTTTCCTTTGCTGATATAGCTTCAGAAATGCCCATAATCGTAACAGTCTTGTCTTCTCTCTTTGCAAAAATATTGTTATCCTTATTTAAAATATCAATGATATTTGCAGTCGTTCCCTTTGTTACATTGGTTTTTGTAATGACAGAGAATGACGGACACTTCAAACAAGCCTCAATTTCTGCCAAATCCATGTTTCCATCCTGAGATTTATTGTTGATGCAAAGAATCCCTGTAAAAAGTGAAGCAAATACTTTATTTACAGTAATTTTGTCGCTTGCATTATTGTCAAGGATAAAAATACTTCCCATTTCTGGCTTTAATTCCTCAATCTCATTAAATGTCAATCTTGCATTATCTCTTACCTTTAATGGCTCTGTATCTGCTGGCAATACTGGAATCATCCCAACTGTATATCCCATTTCCTTTAAAATTCCACTAAGGATAGGGGCTATCGCTGATCCTGTGCCTCCACCACATGAAAATGCAATAAAGATAATCGAATCTTCAATAATGTAAGACTGTAATTCTTCTAAAATTTCATCAATACCTTCTGCCAATGCTTCTGTACTCTTATTCCTATCGCAAGCAGCACCTTTAGAATTATTGATATGAATTTTGTGAGATAAGCTAACAGATGCTAAATCTTCTGTACTTGTGTTAATTCCAATAAATGAAAGATTTGACTTATCACCATCAAGAAGATTTACTGCTCTTTCGATTTCTGCAATAATCTGTGTTCCGCACTGACCACATCCAATGCCTGTAATTTTTAATCCTGCGTTAATTTTTTTGTTCATAATAATTATTCCTCCGTTTCTTCCTCTTCCATTTCTTTTAACCAATTCATACCTTTAGATGTAATGTAATATGTATATGTATTACCTACTGGCATTCCATTTTTTACATATCCACCTTGTATCAGATTTCTAAGGTTGTTATAAATGGTCTTATCACAATAACTTGTTCCTTCTTCTACAAGTCCATCAAGTATCATTTTTCTTGTGGCTGCTATAATTTTGCTTTTTGCATCAGTTCTATATAACCAACTAAGTATCAAATAACTAATGACTTTCAAAATTCTTACCTCCATTCTGCTATGATTTATAGTAGGCTTTTCCAAGTTCACTAATATAATATGTGCTTGCCAATCCATCTATCAGACCACATTCCACATATCCTTGTTTGCTCATACTCTGCAAATGCCTGTATGTTGTACTGTATGATTTTCTTTTTGCTACTGAAATTTCTTCTAATATCTGTGAGATATTTATAGCTTTAAGCGGATTGTCCACATTTTTCTCATTCAGCAACATCAAGATTTCATAATCAAACTTTGTCATTACTTTCCACACCTCCTTGTCTCTCGTCATTCAATGCTAAAAAATATATTGGCATTTCTGCCTCTATATACTTATTCGCCTTTTGAAAACTGTTTTTGCAAAATTTCCACATCACACAAATTTTTCAATAATTCATTCTCTTAACAGATTTCTATGAAATGAGAAAATTTTTATGAAGTGTTTTGCAATCAACCCTTTCATATATAATATTCTCCACTTGTTTTTGAATTTTTTTGTTGTTTTGATTTCCGCAAAAAGAAAAACCACTACATATAGACTTAATAATCTATATATAGTGGTTCATTTCAAAACTATGTAACACCTATATTCAATTTTGGTGGACTTGACAAAATCGAGAAAATGTGATATGGAGTTTCAGCCATAGAAAACAGATTTTAAATTATGACTTAAACTTTTATCAATATTTTTTTCAAATTCTTTATCAGAAACATTTATATCAACATCACCATTTTTGATTTCATCCATAAAATCCTCAATCCAAATGTCAACATCATCTCCTTTATATATATAAGCATCATACAATTCATCTTCTACAAATGTTTTTAAAATATCCAATATTATATTGTATTTTTCTTCTCCCACAACAGCCTTTAATTTATCAAGTAACTCTCCATCTACATTGTATATCTTATAATAGTCAGCTATTCGACTTTCAGTTATTTCATATTTCTCATTTTCAAAAAAATCATTTATCAATTCCTTTATGAATGAGCTTCTTGATTTTCCTGTTTTTTCAAGATATTTCATCATCCTATTATAATCTGACATATCAGCAGGTGTGTACTTTATTGTAACTGATTGCGTCTTTTCATCATACTTCTTCTGGTAATCCTTCTGTGTCAACTTAGTAACATTACTTTTTTCTTCCATATATAAAAACCGCCTTCACTTCAAATTTCTACTTCTATTATATAGGAAGAAACACATAATCACAAATACAATTCTTTCCATAAAAACAGAAAAGCCATGACCTATTACAGCCATGACTTTTCAACAACAAAACAATTTCAATCTATAGGTAATCCTATGATTAAAAAATGTATATCAAGGGTTCATCACGCCCTTAATACCTAATGAGTATAACATACCTTGCCGATTTTTTCTATCTGCTTTTTCTTGAAAATCTGTATCTGCTTGATACATCATCAAATGTCTTTAAAATGAATTTCATATCATCCTCTGATATATTATTTCCCATCTCTTTTCTAAGTTTCTGCTTAATTTCCGCTTTTATTGCTAATGATTCAACACTTGTATCTATCATAATGTAATCTCTTTCTTCCTTATTATAATGCTATGATGCTAACCAGCCTTTAACATTGGCTGCCTTTTGTAACTGTCCGATTCTATTTAATACAATGCAACCTAATTCATTAAAGAAATACTTCTTTGTCCTTCCATAATCATGTAATGTATCTGTGTCGATTTCTGTATGTAAGTGTAAATCATCAGCATTGACAATATATGTACTAATAATTACTTTATTTGTTCGTGTGTCCATCTCCATGCTGATTGATACCTCAAAATCATATGGATATAATACCTGCCGTGTTTCCGCAAAATGTTCACCCAACATATTGTTGATTATATCATCTAATTTTCTCTGAATATCAAAAGGTACAATAATATCTCTGTCAAATAAAAATCCCACTATCGTATCATTTATATCTGTGTAGTTTTTATCACTCTGTAAATGTAAATCTTCAAATCTGTATTTTGGCTGTTCCATAATCTTAATACCTTCCTCTCTTAATCTTATCCTCAATGATACTTTTACCTATTATGAAAAACCAATATATTGCTAATGGTATGAGAATCAAAAGGATTTTCATTGTTACATTTTCCACAATCATAGATGCGACCAAACCACACGCCCATAGGATCATTCCTATATAAAATCCATATGTAAAAATTTTTAGTTTTCTCCTATACTTCTTACGTTTTTCTTTTTCGTACTGATAACGATTCCATCTTACTATATCTTCTCTAGTCGCTCCATCAATCATTCTAATACCTCTCGTTCTTCCTGATCTTCTCTAGCTTTTCCTTCTTCTGATTTTTATATCTTACCTCACCAAATAACGGGATTGATTCACTCATCAAATTTTCAAATGAAAAATTTTCAGCCATTTCTTCACCATTATACAGAGGAAGCCCTTCTTTTTTTACCACATCAATATTATACTTTTTGCAAATGCGTAACGTTTCTTCCTCTGCTCTTGGTTTATATTTGTTACAATGCTGGCAGTAATGAGCGTGATCCGCTTTTCTACCTTTGGTGCAAAGTCCGACACAAACATAGTATAAGCAAGGTGTCTGTCTATCTGTTGCCATCTGCTGTAACCTCCCCATTTAATTCTCTGCATCGTGCTTCAGCTTCTTCCTGTGTGGCAAATAATTTCTGATCTGTAAAGTCATTTCCATTCTTAAAGCCATATTTTACAACTGTTTTCAGTTCGTTATGATGTCCACCTGTATTGAGTAGATAATTAAAAATTTTGATACTGGTGATTGTATCTTTCCCAAGTAACTGATATATCTTTTTCTTTCCGTATAATCGACCTGTGCCATAACATGAAGTACATGAAAAATCATTACCTTCTATTTTAATGTGTCCTTGTCCATTACAAGCTGCACATGGTTCTTTTACCCTTGCTTTCTGGATGATATAGACCTCTTGACCGATGTTGAATTTTGTTTCTATATTTATTTGCATTTTTTGACCTCTCTTTCTTGTGTTGTTTTGTTGTTTTATTGTAATGATACTGGTTACATTTAAAAATTGCTTTCTATTAACGATAAGCCATTTTCAAGAAAAATTATTAAAATCCATTGTACTTACAGCAAAAATCCAAATTGTATATATAATTCAACATTTCACACATCAATTTATAATTACATTGTAGTTACAAGGTTTTTACGATGTTACTTAATTCCTACTAAAATAGCATGTTATCGCATTTCCTAAACAAAAAAGCATAGGAAAATCAAGCATTTCTGCATTTTGCGATATAGGGTACGATAAGCTATTTACACATTTTATCAATCATTTCCTGCAATCGCTCCTTTCCACTTTGGATATAATATAATTCTCCATCAATTTTAATAGCTTCATTATTTTCATATGCCATAATAACCTTTTGCTGATAAATGTTGATTCCTACAGCAACTCCATTACAAAAAGCCTGACTTTCAAAAATTCCATCCATTATAATTTCCACCTCCACGATAAATAAAATAAACCGCAAAGTATAATCAGAGATATAACAAATCTGATACACTTATGATTATTTGATTCTTTATGCTCCAATGGCTTTTCCTCTCAATCTGCTATATGCGTTATTCCTATGTACTTTATAATTCTCTTCTACTAACTGTATTCCTATTGTTTTATTCCATACCTCTTGTACTGTCGGTATATGAGATAGATTTCCATAATGTAAAATCCTCTTTGTATCTGACACCTCATAAAATTTTCCACAGATAACAATTTTATATCCTTGCTTATATGCTACTTGTCTTTTCATCTGTCCATGCCTCCCATCTTTGGTAAATGCTTCATATAATGTTTCTCTATATTTCTGCATCCTTCTATTAAATTCACAGATCCTTTTCATAAATCTTAACCAGCTTATAAAATGTTGACCTTTTCAAATTCAGTATTTCCATACACTTTGTTGCTGTCATTTCTCCTAGTCTCCATTTTTCATAGTAATCTTTCCAATTATCGGGAAACTGTGCGTTTGGTCTGCCTGTTGGTCTGCCTGTCTTTAAAGAAGTTTTCTTTCCATTGATTACCGGCATAACATCCATTCCCTGTTTCTGTCTACGTCTTGTGTTTTCAAGTTCCTTTTGTGCCACATAAGACAAAATCTGTAATACCAGGTCAGCAATGAATCTTTTATCAAGATTATCACCAGATTGCCTTGTGTCGAGTAATGGCATATCCAATACAACAATATCCGCTCCAATAACATTGATAATATAGTTCCACTGTTCCTTGATTTCCGTATAGTTTCTACCCAACCTATCAAGACTGACAATAACAAGCAAATCTCCCTCTCTTAAAGTTGGTGCTGTTGTTTCTGTTCCAACTAATGCGTTGTATTCCATTCGATTAAATGTCTTTCCGCTTATTTTGTCACACTTAATATTTCTCTCAGATATTCCAAACTCTTTTAACTGTTCAATTTGTCGTGCAAGATTCTGTTCTTTTGTAGAAACTCTTGCATATCCCCATACTTCATTTTTCATATTACTGTCCTTTCTGTTCGTAAAACACTTGTCACTTTTCGGATATATCTGTAAATAGAATTGACACCTTTACAAATACATTTCCTTACATAATAAGTATTCTCCGTAAAATGACACCTTTATAGACAGTTTCCATTTTCACTTGTAGCATTGCATTTTTACCGCTATACTATATATGGAAGGAGTTGATTCACATAAATATTGAGATTCAGAAGCCGAACCGCTTCAAAGATTTTTTACATAAGATTTATGACCACTTAGAAAATTTGATATTCGCTATCATTCAAAAGATACCAGAAAAGCATATACCATCTTTTCTTATGAATTGGATGGAACACTACACAAATAAAAGATTATCAGAATTACAAAGTCAAATCATCCGCAAACGCTGGCAGACAATAGAATTAGAAAAAGCTGTTGATAAAATTCATAACAAGCAGCAGGATTAAAATAAGCACCTTCAGAAAGATATGCTTCTTTCCGTTGGTGCTTTGTTTATTATAGTCCTAAGTATTCACTTGGCAGAATTGCCTTTATGTCTGATACTGAATAATCCGATACATTTCTTGTCACAATATATTCTGCTCCATAACTTTTTGCACATTCCATTTGTAAGCAATCCTCAAAATCAGAGAACTCCTCATTTGCAAGACCAGATAATAATTTTGCTTTGTCTATGCCCTCTACATCAAAAATCGTGCATAGATTTGATAATATTTCTCTTCTTTCCTTTGCAGTATAATCTTTTCTTAATATAAAGAACATATTAGAAATAGAATGCGCTGCAATGCAACCTTTTGTATTTTCCTCGGTACATGACGAGATTACTTTCTTTGCATCCTCAAAGAATGGTTCTCTTTCAAGAAGATAATCAAGTAATACATTGGTATCAATCAGAATTTTACCTACCATATTTATCTTCCCTGTAAGATGCTAATTCTGCATCATCATCGGTAACAGTCCCCTTTTTGCGTAACTGCTCTAATCTTGCAAAAGCATCTTTCCTTTCCTTATTAGAATCATTATATAATCCATTTACACCCTGCATAATCTGAATTACAAAGGATAACTTATCTTCTGGTATTTTTTCCAGTTCCATTATTGCACTCTGTCTTAATGCTGTCATAGGTCATACCTCCTTTAAATTTTCGGATGAAATTGTCGTTTCTTTATATGCTATTATTTTGCATTTTTGTAGCGATTTTCATAAGATAACTCTGGGTTTAACTCTACTTCCCAATCAATTATGTCCTGTGGCTGGCATTGTAAAAGCTGGCATATATCCTCAATGGTTTTTGTTGATACATCACACATAAAATCCTTTCCATTGTGACTGTCTTTATACTCTTGCAATTTCTTTTCTATCTGCTCCATTGAATCACCACTACACATTTTTAATTTTGTCAATGTGCTTTGCGGTATCAAACCTTTCTGCCTTATAACATAAGTAGTTATGCCTTTATCATCCAACTTCTTCATCAATTTATTATAATTTATCATTAACATTCTCCGTTCAAATAATATACATTATCTTTCGTGTATATTATAACACTCCTTTCCCTAATTTTCAATCAGTATTAGAAGAAGTTGCTACGCCTCAACTAATGCCAATTTTCGCTTATATCATCTTATTTAATATTTTATGCACAATCTTCCATAATAACCGCTTGCCTTCTTTCTGATCCATTTGATATAAGAAGATTTTCGTTATCCGTTCCATAAATTCATCAGGCATTATTGAACCTTTGAACTGGTTATCTTCCAGACAACAAATTTGTAAATTTTCCACAGAATCAGCACCGCCACAAGCCAAAGGAATTTTATGGTCAATCGTTATATCTTCAAATAACAACTTCCTACCACATAAAGCACATTTTCCATTTGCATTCATATAAAGCAATTTCTTTACATTATCAGAATATCTTTTTCGCTTGATTTTTCCATCTGCATTACATTGTATTTTTACATTCGTATCTATATCCTCAATATAATAATTTTTCGTTTTTGCTGGTGCTTTCTTGATTTTCTCTTGTGCTTTACCAATAGTTGCAAATAACTTTGCTTCATCTATATTATTCGTTTTTGTTGTCTTTCCTGTGTCTGTAACTGTTATGTAATAATTTCCATTTGTAAGTATATAAGCCATAATATCAACCTCTTTTCCATTAAGGACAGCCATATTTCAGACTGTCCCATCCTTTACAGTTCCCTTTTATCTTTCATCCGGGAAACAAATTGTTGTCGCATTGTCTCCTGGTGTTTCGGAGATTCGATTTGTAATAATCCAAATTCTGCCTTTTGAGGTATTGTAAACACCCATAACATATAAATCATCTGGATAATTCAAAGCATCCTCATTTGTTTGTTTATCTTCTGCGTCCATATCTCCCCAGTCTTTAACCGCAAATCTCTGTAATGCAACTGTGACCTCAACCGCAAATTTCTGTTCCGCTGCCATAAGATCATTGATTGATCTTGTAGTTACTACCTGTCCCATATTGAAAAATTTTGATATACTCATTTTGCTTTCAGTCCTTTCCTTATTCGTTCAATGTCTTTACTGCCTCTATCATTTTCGCATTGTATTCATCATAGATTAAAAAGCTAACAATTCTCTTGCCTATACAAATTAAAGCCTCGTGGTTTTTATATACCTCTTCCTTTTTTCCTTGATTGACTTTTCTCATATTTGAAAAAATACTATTGTCAAACATTTTCTGCTTATATTTTTCAATGGACTTTTCTTTATTAAAATAGACATAATTTTTATACATTTCTTATCACCCATATCCTTATATCAAGCCAACCATGCAAGCCATTTTATACAATGGGTTCTTTGCAAGTTTCCTCGTCTGCTCCGCTTTCTGTTTGGCTTTACGTTCCACCCTGTCCATAAAAGCAAGACTGTTATCCATTTCCATGTATTCCAACATTTGCGTTGGTGTAAGTGCCTCGTATGGAGTTTTTAAGTTTCTATCTATAATCTGGTTTCCGTCTGCTGTATTGATTATTCTAAAATTGAACATATATGTATCCTGCCTTTCCATTTATCCTGCATATCTGCAATACTGATTATTTCTGTTACTGTTACATTCTCCCTTGATCCGCTTGAAATACTCTTCTAAATTGAATGAATATGACCTACTCTGTAGGCAAGTACATTTCCCTCTTTTTAATACTGTTGTCTCTGCTATAACAACATTGTTTGTCAAGGTTAAATTTCCTCTGATAATACTTTCCAATGATTTCCGTAAATCTCTGTATGAGCTGTCAAGATAATATTTCTTTCCGTTGTTTCCCTCATTGACAAAATATACAATTCTGTATGTGAAGCAATCCTCAATCATATTATTAGCAAGGCAACCTCTGTCTATATCCATCAAAATATCTGATATTGTATTCATATGCTTTACCTCAATTTCTCTTATATCGGGGAGGTTTGCCCTCCCCTTTTGCCTTATGCTACTTTCTTAACCTCTGTGAAATACTGATTGATAAGTGCTGTAAGATAATCGAGTTTTCCGTGTACTACATTGCTATCCCTTGTAGAACGGTCTACATCTAATTCAGTCCATGTCTTTCCGTTGATTTCTGTATTTTTGCCTTCTGCAATTAACCAATGCAGGAACTCTCCAAACTCTTTATCTTCCCTTCCTAACTTTGTAAATGCCTTAAATGCTGCCACAAAGATATATGCACTCTTTCTGTTAAACAGTTCCCTTATCTCGCTTGTGATTTCCGTTGATTCTACTAACCTTGTGAGTAAATCATCAAGATTTTCAAAATCAAGAATGGTTGCGTTTTCATTTAACCACTTGAAGCCTATCTTTGTATCTTTTCTGTACTGATTAGGATATTCAGATAAGATAACCATATCTCCGATGGCTCTTTCAAAAGTTCCGTTTATTCTGTCTTTGTTGTTGCAAGAGTACATATCCTTGAAAAATCTGTTTTCCGCAATTTCTCTTATCTCCCTTGCAAACGCATCAATATATGTAAAAGCTCTCTGTGCCTGGTTCATAGGCTTGCAGTTATTCAGTTTGCGTACCAATTTTGAAATTTGCGTTGTGTCGCAATTCTGATGAATTACAACCTCTAACTGATAGCCATTGAATACCTCTTTCAATTCTTCTGGTAACTGCTCGTATGTCTTGTTACGAATGTCAAAATCTACATTCTTCCATACGATTTCGCCCTGCTCGTCTCGCTTTATATTTCCATCTTCATCGGTTGCCTTTGTCTGATAAGTAACCATATATTCATCAAGATTCTTTGTGATTTTTGCGTTTCCGTATCTGAATAATGATAATGTGCTACTTCTCTGCAATCCGTCAATTATCCATTGCCTTGTGATTCCGTTTAATGTTGTTTCCTCACCTAAAATAATAGGTGGGATATAATCATCTGTCAGAACCGATGCAATCAGTTCATTTACCATGTTTGGATTCCATTGTCCCGATAATCTCTGACATTCCTGGTCTGTTCTGATTTTCTCTGCCTTCATATCCTTTAAATACTGCTCTAATGTGTATGTCTGTTTTCTAATATTCTTCATAGTGATTACCTCCTAAAATAAAATCTTTACATTTTCAAAACTTCTCATAATCTTCATATTTTCAGCATATTCAGTTGATGAAATTTCTAAAATCTGCCGTATGTCTTTAGGTGTGTACCCATCAATCAAAAGATTTAATATATTTACCTGCTGATTAGAAAGTTTTGAAATATACTGTTGTACCTTGTCTTGAAATTGTTCGTTGTTGTTTTTGATTACTTCCTCGAATGTGTCAAAATCGGATGCTATAAAATCAAGTAGACTACATTCTTCTTCACTGTCATTAGTTACATCTAATGAAGTTGTAAATTGATTGATAACTCGTTTTTCTCTGTGTCTGTCTCTTATCTCTGTCTTAAATCTTTTCTTTAAGCAATCACAAAGAAAAGTATTAAAACTTGCTCCTTTATCGGTACTATAAGAGTTGTAACACTGCCACAATGTCATATTTGCAATGCTGTAAAAATCGTCATAGTCTGCTTCTGTCAATGGCTCGTTAAGCCTCAAAAAGATTGACTTTGATAACTTTTTCAGTAGTTGCATATTATCTTTACAATATGGCTCTAACACTGTTAAATCTGCACTTGTCATTGTCTCACCTTCTTTCTTGTTATAATGTGGCATTACTGCCGATAGGCAAATTAGAATTGAATCCCACGGCTTGACCCTCGTTGTGCTACTTGTCCACTTTCTTCTTATCCTCGTACCAATTGATAGAACCGCCTTTAAAGTTGGTTTTAGGCTGTAGTAATATGGTACTTTTGCCGACTTTCTGGACTACTCCGTTTTTGGTAACTGTTGCAAATTGAATTGTCTGTGTTTTCATGCCTGCACCTCCTCAAATACTCCGCTTTTGAGCATGTCTGTAAACCAACTTTCAAAGCCTGGATATTCTTTTTTGTCTGCTAAGTCTCTATATACTTCATACATCTGTTTTTCTGTAAAAATTCTTCCTTGCAATGGCTCTTCATAGGTTATATATTTTTTCATTGTCAATCACTCCTATTCTTTAGGGTATCGGGTGGATTGCTCCACCCTTGCCCTGCTGATTGCTTGTTGTTAGTTGATTCTTAAAGACTTATACCTGCTAACTTTGCTAACCTTTGCATAATCATCTTTACTGAGTAATTTCTTTACCTCATCTTTGTTGACTGTTTCACGTTCAACATTTGAAAGTGTAGCTTTGAAAATGTTACCAATAAATCTACGGATTGGCTTACCTTTGTTATCAACTGCTTCACATTCTTCTGTTTCATTAAGAAACTCCATAACCTTTGAATTTAAAGTTGTGATGTTGTCCTCTGCTTCTTCCTTGATTCTTTTCCACTCTTGAATCTGCTCCATTGCTTCGTTCATTTCTTTAACTGTCATACACATAATGACTACCTCCTTAATGATGAAATTATTTTGTTGTTGTAGGTCTGTTGTCCTTGACCTTGATTACACTATACACCCATATTCGTGTACTGTCAACACCTTTTTTCGTGAATACACCTAAAAAAGTGCATAAAAATATCTAATGAATTTTGTGCAAAAGTACACGAATATTCGTGTTGACAAATGCACGAATATAGGTGTATATTTATATCAACAACAAAACATTATCAATTTTTTTAAGGAGGTTTTTCTATATGAGAATTACAAGAAAACAATTAGAAACAAAGGTAAACAACTACAACAGTATTTCAGATATTAAGTTAAAACTTAATAATGATGTAATCGGTGCTATCAATCTTTATACAGAAGATAACAACAGAATAGCCACCGCAACAACTAAAGATATGTTTTATATATTGGATGCTCTAATCAATGTTAAAGCATTAGAAAGAAACAATTAAATAATATAGGCGGTTGAAATATACCGCCTACAACATCAGAAAGAAGGTTTTAATATGAAATATTTTAATAATGTAAATACATTGGAAGAATTAAGAAAACAGTACAAAGAACTGTTAAAGAAATACCATCCAGACAACCCAGACGGAAGCACAAAGGCAACGCAAGAAGTCAATACAGAATATGACAACCTTTTCAAAGTGTTAAAGGATAGACACGAACACAAGACAGAGCAGACAAGCGACACCGACAAAAAGAGCTATGATAATATGAAGTATGATTTTTCAGAAGATGAAAAGCTAAGGGAAGTTTTACAAAGTATTATCACATTACAGAATATCAATATTGAAATTGTAGGCTGTTGGATATGGGTAGACGGCAACACATACGAATACAAAGGTACTTTAAAGGCTCTAGGGTTTAAATGGGCAAAAGAAAAAAAGAAGTGGTATTTTCATACAGAAGCATTTAGAAAGAGAAGCAAGAAAAAATTATCAATGGATGATATAAGAAATTATTATGGTAGTACAGAAGTACAGACAGAAGCAACAAAGAGACTGAAAGAAGCGTAAAAAATAAGGGTGTAGGAAATAATAAGCCTGCACCCGATACATAGAAAAGAGGTTGTATAATATGACATATATCAGAAAAACAATAGACGAATATAGATTACTTTGTAATTATGGTTATGGTTGGGAATGTATTCTAACAGAAGAAACAAAGAAAGAAATAGCAGACCGCAAAAGGGAATATATAGAAAATGCTCCACAATATCCGTATAGAGTTATCAAGAAAAGAGTTAGAAAATAATACACATAACAGAATACAGAAAGACATAATAAAAGGGTGTAACCGATAAAGTTACACCCTATTTTTTATATGCTCTATTGATAATTTTTAATATTCTTATATCCTACTGGATTAGTAGGAATTATATAGTCGTGGGTATCAAAAACTAAAAAAGAACATTTGTTTTCTCCACCGCCCTGTAGTTGGTTCTTCTCGACACGGACTTAAAAAATTTTGCCCTACGATATTTTTCAGCTTTCTCATTCTGAGAATCTGATTTTCTATTCCCACCTAAAGGGAAAATTCCTCTAAGTGAAACAGTTCCACTTAAAAGATAAAATTTTTCGCACACTTGTATGCGAAAGATTTTTATTCTTCAAGATGCGTCCATTTGGACACAAGCTTCATTTAAAGTTTTCACCACTTCTGGCGGTATCTCATGGGGGAACGAAATTTAGTTCCCTTCAACTATTGCAAATATGCAACACCTCTAAACCGACACTATCTGTTTCAGATAACGAGCGAAAAATTTCGCTGTACCACTGTGGATTACCGCTTTTTCGGAATCTGAAATTCCGATTCATTCTTCCCTAGTCCCCACGGAGAACTTACCCCATATCCTTAGAGAAAATCAATCAAAATCGCACCAAATCCGCTTCATAATACACCATAGGTTACACAATTACAAAGCCAATTTGCCCTCAAAAACACTTATTTTCACAAAGGATAATGGCATATAACAGGGAGGGGGGTACACTTAAACTATGCCATATTAAGTACCTAACAGCAGCAGACGTACCCATAAAATTACTCTTCCGTTTTCTTAAATGTCCAATATTTATCCTTAATCAAATACTCTCCATCCTCGTAAACAACATTATATCTGAACTTCTTCGTATCGCCTTTATATTCATAATAAAAATATCCCTTTTCAGGAACTAACACTATTTTAGATGGATCATCGACTTTATCTCCATTGCTCAAATATGCACTGTCGCTATCAATAGTAAAAACAAAATCATATTCAGAAGCACCCGTTCTCCATATACCGTTTATCACTTCTGACATTTCATCTTTGCTCTGGAACTTAGCATTTTTATTGGATATTACCATAATCAAAATACATAGAAATAAGATTAAGGTCATCACAAAAAATGATATAATGATTGCCTTTTTATTTTTCATTCACTGACACCTCCTCTACCATTCACTCCCACACGAATTGCAATGCCATTGCTTCTTAATCTTTTGCGAAAATATTCCCCATAATGCTACACTCCCTGCTTTTGTCATAGTAGAAATTTTTTGAATATTTTCGCTTTGGCATGTAGAGCATTTCGGTTTACTAACATTTGCTTCTTTGTTGCTTGCAAAATATGTTTCTGCTTGATGATTTAAACTATCTCTTCTAGCTTCCATGATACCAGACAAAAATTCAAAATCCGTCATTTTCTTTCCTGTCTGTTCTTCAATTCGCTTTCTATAATCTGAATATTTATCTAACACTTCTTTATCAGATAACTCATAAATGGATTTTTCGGTTTCAATCTCTTCCATTTCGATAGTACCATCTTGTAAATCTGAACCACAATAAACACATTCATCAAATTCATCTGAGAAATTCATTTTGCATTTAGGGCAATACATATCTGACATAATATCTACCTCCAATCCTAATAACTCTATTATATCCCTTTTAACGAAGATATTCAATTCAAAGAATACAAAGTACACTTGTTTCATATACTACGAAACGGAGGTGCTATGATGATTGACTATTCCCCATTTTGGAATACACTTGAAAAATCAAGCGAAAATTGGTACACACTTACAAATAAATATCATATGTCACACAGCACACTCCACCGATTGAAACACAATAAGGATGTATCTACTAAGACACTTAATGATTTATGCAGGATTCTTCAATGTGACATTGGCGACATTGTACAATATGTTCCATCTGACACAGACCAACCATTATAAATTATTATGGATAAAAAAATAGGGCATATCAGATAATCTAATATCCAATATGCCCTAATCTTAATTCTCATACGGACTATAAGGACGCACCTCATATTTAATCAATGCGTCAAATAGCTTGTCTGGTATCTTATCCCTATACCTCAATGCTAATACCCTAATCTCCGATTCCTTGAATAACTTATATTCTTGAAATGCTTCTTCCTCTGTGTCCCAATAATGCAACTTAACTTGCTTATCATGTCCAAATGGTGTGATCCTTGCAAAGAACTTATTTCTTGCTTTGTCATAATCAACACCGATAGCATAAACCTTTTTACTATAAGGATTTCTCCGCTTTGTAGCACTTGCCAAGGCAGAGTTGATTGTCTCAGGCAATATACAACATTTATCTGGTGCATACTCTTTATTTCCTCGATTCAATAAATCTTTATCAACTGCCATGCGTTCTCCGTCACACTCATAATAGTTAGCAGAATACCATTCAGCAAAAGAATCTCTGCTATTTTTCCAATCGTCACACATATAAGCATCATCGTAGCATTTATTCACATACAACGAACTACCGCCATAACATCTTGCATAAATACCAGCCCATATAGAATATGCTGGATTGCCCTTGACAGTATTATAATCGTAATATTCCTGCTCTCTTCCAAGCTCTGCAACTGTTTTAACGTGCTTTCTCAACAACTCATACTCTTCCGCAGATACATAGATCAGATTTTTGTAATAGTTGTTATTCATATTCTCGTCTATATGCCATATCTTATTGCATCCTGTCGGCTTGATTAAGAAATGCTTTGCTACAAGTATCTCTGGACTTGTTTCTTCATGTAAAGCAGTTCCGTCAATATCATAGGTTACAATCGTCCAATGCACACTTCTTTCTGGATTACCACTATCTGTTTTATGAAAGAAGAATGTTTTATCTTTCCTCATATTATTTGTAAGTCTGCCGTAATTTGAAATCCAATAATGCTTAGTTTCATCCACCTGTACGAATATTTCATCATCTCCAAGTAAATCTATATTATTCTTTTTTGTATCAAGCACTTTATCATCTGATAACTTTATGTAATCTCTGAACTCTTTTCGTTCAAATCTTCTTCTATCTTTGACCTTTATATAAGCCATATTTCCTTTTTCTCCTTTATAAACTGCAAAGAGGCAGCAGGGTTAAATCTGCCACCTCCGATTATTAGTCAATTTCAATCTTATAATTCAGCATACCTTCATACACATAATCTGGCACTTTGTCCTTACACTTTTCTGCAAGGTCACAAATATAATCAATCTTGCCATCTATAAATCCAGTATGCGCTTCTTCCTCTGAATCGAATACACCTATATCCATCTTCTTATTAAGAACTATCATTGATACTGAATATGTACCATCATCATTCTGTTTGATATTACTTTCAATTCCTCTATCTTCAAATACTGTATTCAAGAAATGCGTCATAAACGCACACGTTTCTGGACTGTATATATTACCTTCTTTATAGAGTAGGTCTTTGTCCAGATCGACCTTAGTTCCAGGAATATAATGTGCGTCAAACCATATCTTGAAATTCTGGTAGTTTAGCCATTCAATACAAACTTCCTTATCCATGTAATAAGGCTTCAATTTATGCACAACATCACTGTAGCACCTCTGGATCATATTCTTCCACTTGATAAATGAGTATGATTCATAATCAATATCTGAAGTATCAGCACCGACATAACCGACACCTTCATAAGTTCTTTTATTATGCCAAGGTTTCCAATCATCGGGTTTAAACTCCACAGCATTCACAATCTCCATAATCTGCTTATCTGTGATTGTTCCGTCCTGTTCATATATGCTTAAAATCTCATTGTATTGTTTATCTGTGACTGGGAATAAATGCTTATAGTAATTATCCTTTGTATCATTGTTCTTATGCCAAACCATTGTATTATGTTTCATGTCGTAATTTACAACAAACATCTGAATCACAAGGTCACTGGCAGTTACCTTCTCTTTTCTATATCCCCATCTGTTCTTAGATTTGAAATATACGTTTCTGTCAAGTGTATATGTCAATTCCTTTGTGGCTCTCGAATATACACCTTTTACAAGCTGGTATGTGCCATCATCTAACCTCTCAATTATCCTGCCATAATTAGAAGTCCATGCAGATTTATAATCAAATAAACGCACAAATACTTCATCTTTTGCAATAGTATCAATACCAGATTCCGACCTATACAATATCTGAAAATGGTATGGTTTCTTATATTTCCTCTGTATCTTCATCGACTTATCTTTGTGATATATTTCCAAGCCATCTGATAATCTTTGTTGATAACGCTTTTCTCGCATTCTTTCATTGAAACACTCTTTACACATACACCATATATAATCATGGCTACTCTTAAATTTATCTAATGGAAGTTCCCTCCCACATTTTTTACATATCTTTGCTGTATTGTTCATAATTTGATTTTTCCTTTCGATAATAGACTTGCTCCCATCAGAAGCAGTAAGAATTTTTCAGAATCAGATTTGATTCTGGACATAATAAAAGAGTGCAAGTATTAACCTACACTCTTCTCACAAACAGTTTGATTTACAAACTCTATATTATTTTTATTTGTCAATGGATCAGCCTCGCCCCATTCATCTGTACTTTCCACAAAATATTGCGGTATGTTATCAAATACAGATAAATCCAATTTATCAGCTTCCTTAAATTTACCATCTGAATCCAATGTTTCTATCGGCTTGTAATCCAACGACTTATTATATTTACGACATTCTTCTAATAGCTGCATGATTGCAGCAGGATTGTTTTGATACCTTTTCGCACCATTACAAAAAGCATTGTATCTGAGTTTAATTGACCTTCTATCAATCTTCTCATAATCATCTTCACACTCAACTGATTCCACATATTTCTCAGCTTCTTGTATGACAAGTGAAGCATCCGCATATCTTCCATAGGAATTATTGACTTTATGATATGTTCCATCAGTCCTACGTTTCCTATGCCTGTAAAGATATATCAGCTTCATTTCTTTTAATTGCTCCAAGTAATCATTCACAGTACGTTTACTGCATCCCCATTGTGAAGCCATATCGTCTTGTGACATATGCCATTCTTTCGTCTTATTATTGATTGTTCCAACCAAATCTACAAAGAATGTAAACAGATTAAAAGGCATTTTGGCATTAGTGAAAATGTGTTGCATTTCCCATAATTCCACTACAACAAATTTCCGATTTTCAGTATCGACCTCTAATCCGTTATTGGAAATAATATAATTATCTCCATCCTGTTCAACTATTTCAATTATCTTTCTATCATTAAGAGACTGCAAAGCACCCTTGATATTATCAGCAATTCTTCTATCTCGTTTAACCGACTTATTCAGAAAACTTCCAGATAGAAAATATCCAATGCTACTAACAGAAGTAATCAAATAATCTTGCTTATTACTATATAATCCATTCAAGGCAGCTATCACAGATAACTCTTTTGAATCTAAATCAATTTCCTTACTTATAAAAATCTTTAACATAATAATACGTTGTCCTTTCCTAAGTACCAAAAATGGCAAAAATTGCCCTTTTATGTAAAAACCACTATGCACAAAAGGGCAAAATCTGCCCTTTTCGGTACTGCTACTAAAGGAGATACATTTAACTAAAAGAGATCCTTTTTATACCCCTAACGGGGTAATAACATCTACTTTGTATTATTTCTTTCTTCTTTGTACTGTTGTTCTAATTCATTGTACTTTTTGTTTATCAGAAATATAATAAATGTATTTCCTGTTCTTTCATGCTTACCACAGCCAATAGGTTTGATTCCATGCTTAAATAACCAGTTACATTCATCTAAGTCATAGTTATAGTAAATTCCTTTTGACATCTATAAATCCTCCGCTTGCTTTTAAATAATATTTATATAATATTCTCCACTAAAAGCTATGCAGATGATTTATGATTTACTAATAAGCAGACAAAAGGCACAACGATTATATGTTGTCCTATTCTGTGTGATTCCTCCACACATCTATAAATTGCATTATACATTTTCCTCCTTTTTGATAAATCAGAGGTCAAGAAAAAGGTACGGCATAAATGACGCACCTTAATAAACTGCTATGTGCAGCAGTCAAATTTATTAAATTTTTCATATTGGAAAATGTGCAGAATTGCACGTTAGATATTCTTGAACTCTGATACAGACTTTCTTTTACTTCCTGCCTGTTGGGAAATATCCATCATATTTTTTGAATCGGTGTATGTCTGCCGATTATATGGTTTTCTTTACTACTATCGTCTTAATTGATAATTATTAATAGTTGTTTTTCCACAATAGGGTGTATTAACAATACCGTTAGTATCAACCATCTGAAATTTCAAAACTCTAACAAGATAACTATCATCTATAGTATCTTCTTTTGAATATATTAATTTCGTTTGCATTCCAAATATATTTGACCAATTAAATCGTTCTCTTATAATAGAAGCAATAAGATCATGTCTTGGGATACCAGTCCATTTATCCATTCTGTCATTTCCATGTACAAAAATGGTAAAAGTCACATTTGTATACTTTAGCAAATCATTATTCCTTGGCATTTTATCAAAGCCGACCTGATAACAGATATAATGTTTTACTTCAGTCTGGGTATCAGGAATAAATAAAGAAGGGCGAATATTGGAATTTTCACCAAAGAATCTATCCCATTCGCCTAAAGGTTCATACTCTTTTGTATCTTCGTTCCATTCCCAGTTGATATTTCCATCATCATCGAAAAGTTCTGATTCTAATGATTTTTCATTGAGTGCATATAAAAGACATGGATTTGACAATAAAGCCTTTTCGATTTTCTTTTTATATAGAATATTTTCATCGTCAGGAGTATTGCTATATGCACGAAGCTTTCCTAACAAATCTTTTTTTGTAATCAATTTTTCTTCCATAATTATTATTTTTCTCCTTTGCTTATTTTAGTCTGCCGATTATTCGATTGTAAACATAATTGCTCTTTCTGGCTGTGTAAACTTTCCATATACACTTTGCTTTTCAATAATATATGAACGATTGCCATAGTTATATCTATCTGGATATAATTCAGTAGCCATATCTCCAAGTAATACAGATATTCTATCCAATTCACTTGTATCTGTAAGTGTTACTAAAATAGAAACATTATAACTTTTTCTTATTTCTTTTTTGCTATTTCCATAAATAGGGTATTCGTTTTCAGCTACCTCAACTGATATATAATCTGCAAGGTCTAACACATAATTGTCAAATATATAATTATCCTTTATAAAACTATCACCATATTCCCTTAGACATTTTCCTTCATCTTTTGAATACTCACGTTTTCTAAAAACCTCTCCTAAAAATGTTTGAAAAATATTTAAAACTGTAATCAGAGAATTGGGAATTGATGAACTAGTCAAAATTGTGTAATTTACAGTATGTATTAAATGAATCAAGAAATCTTTCTCTAGTTTCATTATCCATATTTTTACATGTCGTTTCCAAAATATCATCGCTTATATCTACTTTTGGTTCAATTAATTGTGGAAAGCTATCATTACCGGCAATAAGTATAAATGTGCTTCGTTGATCAATCATTTTTTTTGTCTATTGTTTTGAATATCATAATCCTTCTTTGAGGATAACTTAGCCAATGAGTTTTTAATCTTTTTCTTTTCTTATTTATATCAAGACTGCCAAATAATCCGACTTTCAAATCTCCAATATTTTCAGTTCTATTTTCTTCCAGATTATTCAAATCCTTGCTAATGTTATCTCTTGTAGCCTTTGTGTCAATATTTCTCATTACTTCTTCATTCTCCTTTACTTTCTTTGGACACCATATAGGACTGACTTCTGGTGGACTATACACACCAAGCAATCCATATATCTGTGTCGGTTCATTTTCTTCACAACAATAAAAATCATCAAATAAATATTCCATACTTTTACAGCGTTCACATTTACTGCAATCTGGTATTTTATTCATGCTTTGCGTCCTTATTTTGTTATCAACTCATATTCAATGTTACACGTATCATCTTCTGATACATCCTTATTCCGTTGTAAGTACATACCTAGAAGAGTTACCATACAACCCTATATCATCCTTGCACTTCTCTGATAACTCAAAATAAGCATCCTTGATATGTAAAATCTTACTCATTACTCTTTCTCTTTCTTTACACTATCCAATAGATTTGAAGCTGGTGTGATTTTTACTGTCTTATGTTCTTTCTCAATGTAGTAATTACCATCAACATACGGACTGTATCTTTTTCTTGAATCAACTGTTATTGACTCAACCTTAAAAAGATTTGTGATAAGAATTGAATTATCTGCATCTAATTCTTCATAAACTAACTCATGGAATGAATCTAATACAGCTCGTACATCTTTTTTATATAAGCCTGTCTTTTCAGCTAATTTGTTTATTACATCCTGTTTCAGTAATCTCATTGTGTCAATCCTCCTTCCTTATACTCTGACTGTAAATCCTTGACTTTTCAAATAAGCAACCGCATCTCTTACCAATGCTCCGTTGTCTACAGTATTTGCCATTGTTGCATCCCATACATGAGGTGTATTAGATGCTAAATTCTTTCCACCATGCAGACCTTCATTCGCCCATGTTGCGACCTGTTGACCAGTTACACCATAGTAATTACTCATATAGTCCACATCAATATAAACCGATGCGACTGCTTTACCTCTGACGATTCTTGCATTAACCTTAAAGCCTGACCTCAAAAAGTCATACTGTCTGCGATAGAAAATAGGATTATATGAATCGTAATATCTCTGTAGAAAGAAATTCAATGTCTCATATACTCTATTCGCCATATTGTCAATCATCTTTTTCATTGTCGGTTGCAATGCAATAGCCAAATCGTCCATATTATTTATTTCTTTTGCCATGCTGTCTGTTCCTCTCTGGTGCATCAATTACAGAAATATCCTTTGCGTTATAATCGCTCCTGTCACTTACAAATGGTCTGAAGAATACATAGTAACCACTTTCAATGTGTTCTCCTTGTAATTTTGATTTATGGATGAAGTACGAGTTACCATCTTCTCCACGGATAAATCCATAACCTTTTTCTCTAAAATACTTTGTTACTGTTCCAAACATTTAAATCCTCCTTGTAATTCTTCCAATGAAATGTGTATTTCTTATTTAGGTCATATAAAGGCTCTGTGATGCTCTCTGTGGCTCATACAGGCACTTTATGACCATTAGTGGGTATTTGTGTGTCTTTCGATTTTAAGGCATTAAAATAAGCCCCACACACTCATAATAAATACAAGTATATGGGACTTATTTAGATGTCCTAATTATATTAAATTATCTATGCTTTTCTTTAAGACTTACTGTTCCATTTTCTGTGCCAATTTTATATCAAACTGCACCAAATAGCGATAAGTTACGATAACTTATTGTGAGTACCACAATTCATACAAACCGCATAAACACAAGCTTTATAGGCATTTTCAAGGGTTATAGACAGAACATACCATAAATTCTATAAATTCCTGTTTGTACTGTTCCATAATCTATAAAGCCTCCTGTTTGTAATACTTTTAACAATTTTTAATATCTTTTTGATGTTGGCGACAAAAGGTCACTCACCCACCTATAAGCAGACTTATGTGGTTTTAGACCTTCTGACCATGACATTTCTTTTTTATTCTAGCATAAATTTCCCGGTGTTTCAATATATGGTTGTTTTTGGAAGAAAAAGGGCAATTTGCAATACAAACTGCCTAATCAATATATGCAGCCGAAAAGAAAGCCTGTTTCTACACCCGGCCGGCATACTC